CGAAACTGAATGGCTGACCTTCGTTGACTATTTTCCATCTTGGCACACCTTCAAGACTAGGACTTGTATATGAAAAATTAATGCCATTAACACTTTGAGTAGATTCTGCTGTTGGGATCGAATTAATGTAACCATTAACATCTGCACTCTCTATATTTGTACCTGAAACACTCAGAGAATACCCTGTCCGATATTGATAACTGGTTATGCTCTCGGTCACTACACTTTGAGAGGTGCTGTTTGTTGAAGAACTGCCAGTTCGGAAGGTAGGTACTAATGGATTTGCAAGAGTTTTGACAGGAAATAATACTACTAATAGCAGCCAAAATTTAGTCAATGGTAATTTGGACTGTAGTGGACGCAATGCAGCTAGAACCTGACCCAAACGCACCAGAACATGTGGTAACTCCTGACGATAAACTTGTCATCGCACCTGATCCAAGAGTACCTCCAGATCCTATTGTTGTTTGTCCCGACAGATGAGGTAAGGCTGCTATACCGCTAGAAGGAGTGACAGCAGATGGAGTAGCATCACCTATTGTTACCGCTTCTGTAAGACTGAAGGCCGAGCCTGCTGTAGTGATCGCTTTATCAGTTTGAATCAAAGCTGGAACTCCATCAGTTAATGATCCAACATTCAAGCCACCAATAGCTCCAGAGGTTGTAGATCCTCCAGAAGTTACAGAAGGGGTAATATTATTACCTGATAATGAATAGGTCGTACCAAGCTTATTAGTAACGCTGTATGGCATATCTACAGTGATCTGTGCAGATGTTGTGAACTTCTGCGTTATATCTGCATATGAAGCAGGGCTAAAAATCAAAAGTAAAAGTGGAATAAATTTTTTCATGGTTTTGATTTAGTAGGGTCAACTTTAATAACTTCTGGTTTGCTTGCAATTATTTCAAGCGGTTGTTTTATGATAAGTGTTTGATAGCCATTAGGACTGTTAGTATTAAGACCATTTTCACCCTCTTTCTTTTTCTTTTTTGCTCCTTGTGCTGCATTAACACTTATACCAAGTCCACCAAGAATGTTACCTAATAATCCAGCAGCAAAAGTGCTATCAACTCTTGGCTGGTCTGGAATGTCCAAACCAAACAGTTTATTAGGCAGTTTTACATAACCAAGAGATAAAACTAATAAACACCAAGTTAATATAAAACCTTGTGCAACAGTAGAAACTAAAAAAGTAATTTTTTCTTGATAATCTGGCTTTTCATCCTCTATTTGCACTTTTTCGGCTATTTTATCTGCCATAATAAGGTTTTATTAGCAATAATAGGCATAATTATAGATTAAAGCAATGCCAGAGGTACAAGCCGCATTAATAGGAGCCGCAGTTACAGCACTAGCCATGACTTTATCTAATATGAGTAATAGAAGAGAAAAAACTATTATTGATATTTACAACAGATTAAATAGCTTGAGTCAGGCAGTAAGTCGTTTAGAAGGCAAGATTCAATAATGTTTGGTATGTTTGAAAAAGAACACACAAACAAATGTCAAAATTTCTAATAAATCTTTTCATCAAGTTCGGAAAATCAGAATCTTTACGCAAAGCCTGTTTGTCACTCTTACAAGATCTAGCGGCGAAATCAGATAATGACGTGGACGATGCCATAGTCAAGATGATTGAAGAAAAGCTTTTCCCAGTAAAATGAACCCCGAAAAATTTCTTAATATAGAAATTGAGCCAGCACCTCCAGAACTTCAGCTTTCAGTTGAAATGAGGTGTAGAGAAATTATGAAAAGTGATGAATACGACAATATTAAAAGATATTGCACTCACCTCATAAGGCATCAAATGAAACAAGATGTTTTTCTTGCTTCTTTACTTGGTCGGCTTGTAGAACTTGAAGCGATAGTAACAGTACAGGAAATGAAAGATATAAAAAAAATAAGAAAGAAAAAATATAAAACTAAGAAAACTTTATTAGACAGATTTAAGACTATGTTGAGCGTGTTCAGATAATCTGCCATCCTCCCAAAAAACTTTGTAATAATACTGAGCAACTCCAAGCTTATTCTTTCTTGTGAAAGCTTCTCTGATTGTTCCAACATACTGTTTATATTTACTGGCAGAATATCCAATAGTGTGATTTCTTTGCACAGATTGATTAATTTTAAATTTTTGTCCTATTGGCATTTTGAGTTTTCATAAGCTCTAATTTCTTTAATACTGAAATCCTTTACCTGTAGTTTTGGTATTTTATTGATTTCATAGTTATGTTTAACAATAGCAGTCCTGATATGGTCATTGATCCAGTTCCCATCATTTACTGTTAGGTCTGCTCTTGAATCGTTTGTTATATGAATCTTGTGATCCACCCCACGAAGTTCAACATCAAGTAATAATTTTACTAAGTTTTTTCTTCTGTTTTCCTGCAAAAATTTTAATTTTTTGCCAGATGGATGTTCTTCTCTCTTCATTTTCTAACTCGTTGATTCGTTTGTTAATAGCATCATATCTGACACAATATTCTTTCATATCTAAATTATTAAACCAGAATTGATTTTGCAATTCTGCAAGCTGGTGCTGGTAGTTTTCTATTAGTTTTTCTGTGTCCATAATTCAATGAGTCGTTTAGATTCAGCAATTCTTTTTTTTGCTGCAGCAATCTTTTCGGCTGTTGTCATAAATAAAAAGGGGTCTTACATAAAGAAAGCCAGCACGATGGAAAACTTTAATGCCCCTATAACTTAGGCTGGGATCGCTTCAAAGTCTCTACTTCTTACTGGTAATGTGAAATTATCAACATTAATCTCAATAGATGCTCCAGTGCTTCCATCCCTTCTCTCAAAAGTTTTTAACTTCCCACGACCAACAACAGTAATTTGATTTCCTTTCTTGACATAGTTAGCAATCACATCACCACGATTGCCCCATACAGCACAATCAAATTGTGTCGTAGTATCTTGATCATTTGTAAGCAAGGTAAAGCTGGTTACTTTTGTTCCTTTTGCAGTTTCTTTTTGTACTGGGTCTGAGGCTAAATTGCCAACGGCTGTTACGTTCAACATAATAATTTTTTTTAAATAGGGTTGTTAGGTTTGTTCTGCCAGTCCTCAATATCTTCTCGGTTGTATCGAATAGTGTTATTAAGAATGACAGTCCATTTAGGGCCAC